GGCACGCGCCTTCGACCGCGACAGAAGTCGAAGTGGCGGGGTCGCCGACGACATAGGCGACCCGGAACATCTCGCCCTTGCGATAATAGGCCCGCCAGCCGTTGCCTGCATAATCGACGGTTCCGGGCAGGTTGAAACTGTCGCCAACCGCGAGGCCGTGCGGCGCGACAAACGAAAAGATGCGGTCGCCAATGGCGAGATCGCTGCTAAGGTTGGGCAGTTTCACCATCGCGCCGCCCAAAACGGTAACGCAGGTTCCGTTGGCGTCACCGGGGAAGTCGGCGGGGTTCGCGCTGAGGAAATCGAGGACGACATTCCCGCCTTCGAGGATGCCGGGCGGAATGACCAGCGGCTTGGTGACCTTGTAGGTGCCGGAAAGCGCGTTCGCGCGGCCCGTCGTCGCCATGTCGGCAAACAGGTTTTGCAGCGCGATAGAGCTATCGAGAACGCCGGTCGGGTCAGCGCCATAGTCGGCCGACGACGGCGGCAGGTCGAACAGTTTGGCGAGCACGGTGCGCAGCACCGCCCCGACGCCGCCGCGCTTCCACGCCAGCAACAGCGCGCCGATCGTCGGGTTCGCCATGTCGCCGCGCAGCGCCGCGTCGCCGCCGCCTGTCCCGCTGGCCAGCGTCTCGTTGCCCGCGCCGTCCCAGGCGCGATACTTGCCCGCGCGCTCGGCCGCCGGCGGCAGCACCCCGCCCGCCTCGCCGCGCGGCACCACCCAGCTGCGGCCGAGCGTATCGTTCAGGTCGCGCCGCACTTCCTGGTGCGCGATCATCGACCGGTCGAGCCCGCGCTCATGGCTTTCGGATGGAAAATCGTCGCCGGCGGTGTAATCGGTCGGCTGGTCGAGCGCCATGTCGCCCTCGATGCGCCAACTCGTGCCCGTGGCGATCGGCGCCAGCGGCGTGACATCGCCGCCGGTCGGATTGCCGGCGCCCGACACGGTGTAATGCGTGCCGCGCACCAGCACTGTTTCGCTACCGTCGGCGTTGACGCGCGTGACAAGCAGATCGTCGGCGTCGAGGATCTTGAAGCCATAGGCCCGCGGCGTGGCGGTGTCGTCGCCCGGATACTCGCGGATGCGCAGTTCGTCGTCGACACCGACCGTCATGTGGGAACCTTTCGCCTATTCGACGAAATTCCCTACATCGGGCGCGCGGGCCTCCTCCAAATAGTCGCCGGGGGCCCAGAAATAGTCTTGCCCCTGTTCGTCGGCGTAACGCTCGAGCCGCTTAAACCGCTCGCGATAGTCGGGATCGACCATCGCCGACATCTCGTCGAGCATCAGCCGTTCGAACGCCAGGCGCGTGAACCACAGCGATCCGACCCCCGGCGTCTCGCTCTTCAGCAGCTTGACCGCCGCGGCGCCCGGGTTGGTCTTTTCGCCCTGCGCCGCCTTCAGCGGCTCGCCGACGGCCAGCCCCAGCGCCGCGTCGACCGTGGCGAAGGCGGGGCCGGCGAGCACGCCGCTGATCCCGCCGCCGAAGCGCGACTGGCTCGAGCGCAGGAAATCGCCGTAAATGCCAAGGCCGCCGCCCTGCAGCACCGACGCGCCCCAAAAGGCCGCCGTCGCGCCGGGATCCTTGCTGTCATAAATCGGACGCGGGTCGCGGCCCTTGGCGATCTCCTTCAGCTGCAGCGCTGCAGCGCCCATGACGGTGGTATAGATCGTCATCAGCGCGGCATAGCGTGCGCGGTCCCAGCCGGTCAGCGCCATCGTGCGCTGCATCTGCGCCATGGTCAGCCCCACCGCGAAGCTCTTGAACTGGAACGCCGTGCGGCCGACCTCGCCGATGACGGTCCCCTTCGGCAACGCGCTGTTGACCATCGCCCCCATCGCCACCCCCGGCACCGGCACCGCCATGTCGGTTTCGGCCAGGATCATCCCCATCATGCGGTCGCGCAGCGCCTGGTCGCCGATCGCTTCGGGCAGGATCCAGTCGGCGCCGCGCGCCTGCGTCAACGGGGTCGCGCGGATCCGGTCCCAATCGGCCGCGCCCATGCCGTAACGCTCGAACGCGCCGCGAAACGCGGGGTCGAGGCGGTCGAACGCTTTTCCCCGTTCGCCGGTGATGTGCGACAGGAAATCCATCCCGAATGCCCAGCGACCGCTCTGCGTCACCGCGCCCAGGCCGGAGATCCGCATGGTTCCTTCGGCCAACCGCCGCGCCCACTCGCCGGTCAGCTCCTCTCCGGTCATGCGCGCGGTCGACGCCGACATCTGGCTAGCTTCCTCGGCAATCAGCCCCATCCGCATCGCCAGCGCCTGGTCGGCCGCGTTCGCCGGATTGAGCAGCTTCAGCTGCGTCCACAGCTGCGATGCCACCGGGATGCCGTTCATCTGGCGCGCGAGCAGCTGCGTCGCCTGGTCCGACGTCGTCGACAGCACCGCCGATCCCAGCTTGGTCGCGACCTGCCAGCTGCGCAGCGTCGAAAAGCCGAGCGCGAGACGCCGATTTTCGGGCCGGCGGTTCGCGCCCGAGATCTCGTCATACAGCCGCTGCAGCCGCGCGCGCGCCGCAAAAGCCGCATCGCGGCGCTTCCTCGCGCCCGCGCCGCCCTCGGCCGCCTTCAGGTTCGCATCCTTTTCGATCGTATCGCCCAGCCAGCGCAGCGCGGCCGCCGGGTTCGGGCCCAACCGCTCCATCATCGCGATGTCGCGCGCCATCGCATCGATATGCGCCATCATCGTGTCGAACGGGCTGGCGCCCCCGCCATATTTCGCCTGCATCGCCATCCAGGCATCGGCGTCGGCGAAGGTCAGGAAACGATGATCGGCGCGGCGGTTCGCCATGCTGCCGGCTCCGGCCATGCTGCCCGGGTCGCGGTGCGCCCAGCCATCGGTCGAAATCGTGTCGAACACATCGCGCAACACCGCGTCGAGCGCATCGTCGGCGAACGGCGCGCCGGTGGCGCCATCGATCATCCGCGAACGGTCGAGGCTCGCGAGCATGTCGGCGCGCCACTGGTCGAAGCCGATCGCCGCGACCGCGTCGGGATCCCAGCTTTGCGGCAGCCCCCAATCTTTCAGCTTGCCGATATGGCCGCCGGCGGCGTTATACCGCTGGCGCAGCGCCTCGCTCGCCTCGCGCCAGGCGTCGGCGAGCTCGCGCGCCGACAGATTGCCGGTCGCCCCCGGGTTGAACAGCTCGCGCACCATGTCGTCGAGCTCGGCCTTGTTGCGCACCCGGCCCAGCAGGTCGCGGCTATGCTTCTGCAGCACCGCCGACATCGTGGCATGCGCCTGTCCGCGCACGGATTTCCATAGATATTCGACATTCTGGTACGGCGCATATTCGCTGCGGACGAGCAGCGCCTCGGCGGCGCGCGCCAGCCGTTGCGGATCCGCGTCGTCGATCGCGCGCACCCCGCCCGCGCCGCGACCATAGATCTGCATGTCCAGCCAGGCGGTGCGCTGACCCTGCACCTGCAGCAGCGCCTGCCGCTTGCGTTCGGCCTTCGACACCTCGAGCTGCTCGAGCGCGCGCGTCGAGGCGAGCGCGTCGGCCGCCTCGTCGCCCATCGTCTTGCGATATTCGGATCGCAGCGACCCGAACAGCGCCAGCATCTCGTCCGCCTGACGTGCGTCGATCTCGCCATTGGCGAGCAGATTGGGGATGCAGGCTGCTAGAGACATTTTCTCACCGTTTCGATCGCCGCCTCGTCGCGGCCGAATTCGTCGAGCAGGTCGCCGATCGTTCGCTCGACCGGCTCGCCGTCGCCCAGGTCGACCAGGAAGCGCGGCTGCCCCGCCTCGTCGGCCGCGGCGCGCAACGTCAGCTCACCCTGATCGACGCGGTCGAAGATATCGAGGCCAATCGTGCCGCCCTGCTCGGCGATCGACCGCAGCGGCGCGCCGGCGCGCAGCTCGAGCTCCTGCCGCTGGCGAGCGGCGATAGCCGGATCGGCGATATCGCCCAGGTCGAGCCCGGCAGCCGCTGTCAGATCATGCTCGAGGCTTTCGGCCTGCATCTTCGCGCCCGCGCTATCGGGCGCGTCGAACAGCGCGCCCTGGTCAGGGTCGAAGGGATCGAAGCCGCGCTCTATGCCGGTGTCGATTTCCTCGCGACGCGGCCAGCCGCCGTCTAGACCGTCCGGCTCGCGCGAATAGCCTGTGCTTGGGAGTAGCTCGCCATCCGGCGCGCCAGCATCGCCTGCGCGTCCTGCTCCATCAGCCACGCCACCATCGACCGCGTCGCCGCCGGATCTTGCCAGGGCAACGAAGTCGATCTTGCGGACGTCGCGGACGAAGCGCTTGACGACGTCGGCGATCCTCCCGCCGCCGGCAAGCTCGCGGGCGCCGGCGTCGAGGATATCCTTGACGGGACCGGCGCTGAAGGCGAGCCGCTGAACGAGGTCGATGGCCGTGGCATTGTCGATCGTCTCCTGCGCACTTGCGGCGCGATCGATTTTCGATCCTGCCGCCTCGAGCGCGTCGGCGTTGCGCGCTGCAACGCTGTGAACCTGTTTCAGCTTCTTCAGCTCGCCGATCCCGCGCTCGAGGACGCGGGCGCGATCGACGAACAGGGAAGCCGTGCTGTCGAGCGCGCCGAACATATCGAACTGCTGCTCGCGCGTAAAGCCGGCGGCGATGCCCTGCCGCACGATGCTGTCGGCCTGCGACATCGTCGCGGGCTGCAGCTTGACGAGCAGGTCGATCAGCGCCTTTTGCTCGCCCGGATCCGACGTCAGACGTCCGACGATCGCCGCGTGCCCCGGATCGACCAGCTCGTTAACCACCATCCCGAACGCATCGTCGCCCAGGCGCGACAACCCGCCCGCGTCGCGGACCAGCACCGATCGCGGCGGCAGGAACAGCATCGCCTGGTCGGGTCCGATGCTGCGCATCACCTTGGCGGCATCGACCATCGTCGCCGATCCTTCGGCGACATTCTTCAGCGCGGCCCACACGCGCACGCTTTCGGCGTCCCAGCCATCGGCCTCGCGAAGCACCAGCGCGTCGAGCGCGACCGATTGCGATGGATCCTGTGCGCGGATCCGTTTCGCCAGGCCAAGCCTCTGATGCCCGTCGGCTATCAGGCGGCGGCCGTCGGCCGCTTCCCAGACAATCGCGCGCCCGGCAAGCACCGGGTTCCATTGCGTCACCCCCTGCAGCCGCTCGGTCACGCCGAACGCATCGCCGCCGCCCTTGAACTGCATCAGATCGGCGTCGACGCCGATGTCGTCGGGATCGAAGCTCCGCGACGTGATCGTGCTCATGTCCATGCCGGCGATCTTCATCGCGGCCGCTTCCTGGCGAAGCATAAGCGCTTCGTCGCGGAGGAGCGCGGCGTCGCCGATGCCGTCGGCGTCCGCCCCCATGCCGCCGCGCCCCGCCGGAACGCTCGCCGCGCGTCCGCCGACCTTGCGGTGCATCGCCGCGATCGCCTCGCTCGCCGACTTGCCACCGCCGAAATAGGTGGGGTTGCCGCGGATGACTTCGGCCGACAGGATCCGCGCGACCGGCGTGTCGGGCGCCGCCTGCAGCAGCTTGGGCCCGTCGCCGCTGCCCAGGACGTGCATGACATACATGTTGCCTGTCGTCGTATCGATGCCGGCGCGGCGGAGCGTCGCGGCATTGTCGGCAATGAGCGCATCCATCAGGCGCTCCTGCACGCCGACATCGAACCGCTGATTTTTCCACGCCGCGTCGGCCGCCGCGGCCCCGCCGCCATAGACCTTGCGATAATAGCCTTTGAACGTGCCTTCGGTGAACTGGTATCGCCCGCTTGCCGACGAACCCATGCGGTTCGTCGCGCCATCGTCGCCGCCGCTCTCCGGCCCCCGGATCGCAGCTTTCAGCGCCTCCGGGTTGACCGGGCCGCCCGCACCGTCGAGCGACCGCACGGCGCCGCCGAGCGCAGGCTCGCCGCCGGCGCGCGCCGCGATCGCCGCATAGTCGGGGATCTCGGTCGAACGCAGCACGCTCTCGAGCGCGAGCGACAGTCGGTCGGCATAGGTGTCGCCCGATCCGGCGATATAGGGATTGTTAGCGTCGATCTCCGCCTGGCGATCGACCGCCGCCGCCCCCGCCGCGACATTGGGATCGCCGCCGGCGCCGACCGTCCGCGACAGCGCGACCAGCTCGCTATCGTCCAGCGCGCCTAGGATCTGCTTGACGACGTCGCGCTCGATCTGCGTCGGGGCGGTGATTTGCGCCGCCTCGAGCGCCTTTGCCATCTTCTTCTCGACGGGCGTCAGCGCCTCCCATGCGCGGCCGCCATATTTACCCGCCGCGCCGATCAGTCCCGCCAGGAAGGCCGAACCGCCCGCGGCATAGAGCACATTCTGCGCCGCTTCGCCTGGCGTCAGCTCCTCGCCGAGCAACGCCCGATTTTCGGCCATCGTCGGGATCTGCAGCGCTTCGGTCAGCCCGCCGACCAGCGCCTCGCGCGCGGCGATGCCCAGCACCGTCTTGCCCCCGCCGCCGATCGGCAGGGTGATGATGTTCCACGGATCCTCCATCGCCTTCGTCACGCCGCCCGCGATCGACGCCGCGGTGCCGCCCAAGCCTTCGCTGCGATCCAGCGTGCCGCGCGCCCGCGCGCGCTTCGCCTGGTCGCGCGCGATATAGGGGGCCAGGATCTGGTCGCGGCTCGCGGGAAGGTCGGACAGGAAATCGGGCCGCCCCTTGCGGATCCGCTGCACTTCGGCAACCAGAGCGTCGCCGACCTGTTCGCGGGTCGCATCGTCGAGCAGCCCTGCCGCCGCATAGACATTCGCCGGCATCGCCTTGTCGAGCGCGACGTTGCGCGTCACCTTGCCCATCGATGGCGGCAGGAACAGCGGCAGCCCCTGTTGGCGGCGCACCGCATTGACCGCGCTCAACGTGCTTTCGAAAGCCTCGTCATACAGGCGGTTCTGGTAATCGCTATTGTCCGCATCCTGCAGGTCGCGCGCCGCGCGGAATGCCTGCCCCATCGTCGCGGGAGGCCCGCTGTCGGGACGAACGGGCGCGAGATCGACGTCATCGCCGGCATATCCGGCAAAGGGGCTGCTCGCCATGCTACAGCCCTTCGTAGGCCGATCGCGGCCCCTGCACGTTCGGCGCCGGCGGCGCGATATAGACGGGGCCGCGCGTATCGCGTTGCCGTGTGCCGGGTCGCGCTGGGCCGGCTGCTGCGCCGCCCAGCTTCGACACGTCGACCTCGAGCGGCGTGCGGCCGTCCTCGATCACGACAAATTCGCCCCGCGCGCTGACAAAGCGATATTTGCCATTCGGTTGCATGACGGGAGTAAAGCGCTGACGCAGCTCCTCGCCGGGGATGCGCGTCTTGTCGCCGCGATAGGCGCGCGACGGCTTGTAGCCGCCCAGCCGGGCATCGAACTGCTGCTGCGTCATCGTCGGGGGCAGCAGCACCTTGGCGCCGTTCCACTCGCCGACACCGCCGGCCATGCCGTTCACGGTCCCCCCGAGCGCTTCGCGCACGGCACCGCGGAACAGCGCCGGGTCGAATTCGTCCTTGCCCTTGCTCGACGCCGACTGGCGATAAAGCTCGACCGCCGACAGATAGGCGGCCTCGCGCGACGCGGCGGGCATGCGCGCCAACGCGTTGCCCGTCGTCTCGCGCCACAGCTGCTGCGCCTCTTTCGCGGGCACCGGATATTCCTTGCGCAGCCCGATACCGCGATAGACACCCTGTTGCACTTCGGGGCGCAGCCCCATCGAATAGGCGAACAGCGCATCGCCTGGCAGCACCTGCCCCGCCGCCTGTTTGGCGGCCGCCGGGCCCAGCTGGCGCAGCTGCCGCGCGATCGCGATCTGCCCTGCCGGCGTCGTCGCATTCGCCGCCAGCTGCTCGGCCTCGGCGTCGGTCAGATATTTGGCGGGCACGCCCATCGCGCGCGCCGTGGCATCCGCCGCCTTGCGCCGCGCCGCGACCGACGCGGGATCGGTCCAATCGACCGGCTGCACGTCGATCCCCATCGCCGCCCCGGCGGCGAGCGGATCATTCTTGACCTGCGCCGTGCGCGTCGTCAGCAGCTCGGACAGCGCCTTGCGCTCGGCTATCAGTCCCGGATCGGCCTTGTCGCCCGCCTTCGCGATCGCGCTGTCGAGCACCTTCACGCGCGCGTCCATCTGCGCCGGCGTCGCATTCTGCCATTCCTTGTTGACCTGTTTCGCCGTCGCGCCTTCCTGCAGGTCGCGCATCCGGTTGGTCAGCTCATATTGCTGCGCCAGCCCCATCGCCTGCGCATATTCGTCGTCGCTGACCGGATAGCCGTTCGTGATGCGATCGCGCACATCGTCGATCTTCTCGATCGCGTCGGCCTTCGCGGCGCGCGCCGCGGCATCGGCCTCGATCTGCTTGCGGCGGATATCGCTGTCGGCTTCATTGCCCAGCGCCTCGATCTGTTCGGGACGCAGCATTGTGTCATACGCATGGCTGTCGAGCATCGCCTTGCGCTGTTCGGGCTCCTGTCCGCGCAGCCAGCTGATCGTCGTCTTTTGCGCGGTATCGCGCCGCCATTGCTGAATAGCGTCCTGCGGCACCCCCTTCGGGACTTCCATCGTTTCGATATCGTGCAGCGCCTCGACATAGTCGTTGAGCGGCTTCCCCTTCATCGAATTGGCGATGACGTCGGCCGAAACCTCCATCTGATCGACCATCAGCTTGGCCGTCTGGCCGCGTTCATAGGCATCGGCAGACACCGCGCGTTCCGATCGCCATTCGGCAAAGCGCTGCTGATAGGCCTGGCGCAGCGACGGGTTGGCGATCGCGCCGATGAATTCCTCGCCCTGCTTGTCGGCGAGCGCGGTCATATCCTTCGCGAAACCGACGGCGCCCGGGATTGCGTTGGCGCGCGCCTCATTCTCGGCAACGCCATAGGCTTCTTTCATCTGCGACCAGCGCAGCATCGCGTCGGTGGCCTGCCGGTCATATTCGCGCTGCGTCTCGAGGCGATGGCGCTCGACGCCGATCTGCCCCGCCACGCCGCCGGCGCGCTGCAGCGCGTCGCCGATCCCGGCGCCATAATCTTCCGGCGTCGCAGTCGGCAGCGCGGTGGCGGTGCGCTGCGGCTGAAGCTGCGGCGAATAGCCGCCGAACATGGGACGCGACGCCATCGATCAGCCTCCCACCGGCTGGCCGTTGACGCGGCCCGCCGCGGCATAGTCGGCCTTGTAGCCCGCGATCTGCCCCGCCGCGCCGATCAGGCCCTCGATCGCGTTGAACACCGCCGTGCGTTTGATCTGCTTCGCCTGCATGTCCAGGCCCTGCGCGCGTCCCTCGCTCGATCGACGCGACAGCATGATATCGAGCTCGCGATTGATCAGGCTTTCCTCTATCGCGGTGCGCGCCGATCCGGTGCCGGGCTGGAAGCCGCTTTCGGCGATGCCCATGATCTGGCGCCCCATGGCGGCGCGGGCGCTCGCGCGGATCTTCTCGACCTCGGCGACCCCGATCTGCCGTTCCTCCTGCGCCTGCGCCTGGGTGACCGCCACATTGTGCTGCGCGGCCTGATATCCCCCGACCGTCTTCACCAGGGCCCCCGCGACCATCAATGGAATTGCGGCTTGCGCCATCAGCTCACCCTCTCGAAAAGCCAGTAATCCTCGCTACGCGGACCCCATGCGCGCAGCATCGCGACGCGGCTGAAGCCTACCCGCTCGAGCCAGCGCCCCTCGGCGGGATACGCATCGCGGCACAGCGCCTCGATGCGGCGCCACGGCCCCTCCGCTACCCGGTCGCGCATGAAGCGCATCACCGCCGCCTGCGCGCGCGCACTCTCGGCGAACTGGCGGCTGAACAGCGCCCAGGCCGACGCCTGCACATCGGCGAACACCTGCCCGAAACCCGCGCAGCACAGGATCGTGCCCTCCGCGGCGATCGCGGTCCACGCGGGCCCCATCGCCTGCAGCTCGACGCCGTGGGCGATATTGCGGATCGGCTCGTAAATGCCGAACTGCCCGTCGACATTGGGCATGCGGTCGAGCGCGAGCACGTCGAGCGGCATCATGGTGCGGATCTCGATCCTCATTGGTCACCTATATCGAGTTTCTTGATCAGCGCCGGCTGCACCCAGGGGAAGGGCGAACGATCTTCCATCGTCACCTGCCCGCGCCGACTATACCCGCCGCCGACCGCCTTCGCCTCCGTCCAGTCCGAAAACAGCGACGGGCCGCTGTCCATCGGGTCGGACGGCGAGCGATTGACCAGCCGGTCGAGCTTTCCGCCGCGGTCGCCCGCGCGCACGCCGAAGCTGTCGAGCAGGCTGGCGACCAGGCCGATCACCCGCTTGATGCGCCCGATCGACGATCCGTCGCGCAGCGGCACGTCGGGGCGCAGCGTCGTGAAGGTCGCGGTGTATAGCCGCCCGATCGTCACCCGGGTGCGCGCCTTGTCCAGCGTGATCGTCCCCGCCGCGCCGACCGTTTGCACCGGCAGCTCGGCGCCGTCGGCGAGGATGCCGACCTCTTCGCCGATCAGATGATCGAGGCCGCCGAACACCTTGGCGGGGGCGCCGTCATAGGCGAGCGCGCTGTCGAGGTGGCATCCGTCCTGCGCCGTCAGCCCCGCTTCCTCGTCCCACCAGTCGGCGAGCTGCTCGAAGCTGCGCGCCCCGTCGCGATCGAGCAGCAGCCACAGATCGTCGCGTGCGCCGTCGGGCGACGGGATCGACACCAGGCTAAGGATCTCGGCGCCCTCGATCGCCAGCGTCGGGCACCAGCCCTTGGTGTCCTGTGCCGGGTTATAGGGGTGCGATGCCGCCGTGCCGTCGCCGCGGAGCATCCACAGCAGCTCCTCGGGCTCGGCCTGATAGGCGAGCTGGCGGATCCCGCCGCGCGTGATCTGCCGCGCCCACAGCGTCATATTGTCGGCAAGATAGCGATCCTGCCCGAAATCATAGGTCGCGGCGCGCAGCTTGCGCGATCCGCGCTGCGCAAAGATCAGCTCGGCCGCCGTGCTGATCGGCTCGATCTCCGATGAACCATGGCTGCTTTGCCGGACGATCTGCAGATTGTCGGCGGCGATCGGCTCGCTGGGGTTGATCGGCCCGATCGCATATTCACCGCTAGCGGTTCCAATGATCATCGCCTGGCGATCGGGGCGCACCCACAGCGCACGATCGGCCAGCCCCATGCGCAGCCGGATCGCCTGATCGGGCTGGGGCGCGCCGCTGTCGTCGAACTCGCTGAAATCGCGAAAGCTGCCCGACACGCTGCCGGCAAGCTGATCGTCGCGGAACAGCCACAGGCGGCCGCGCCAGATGCAGCAAAGCTGCGGATAACCTGCGTCGGCCGAAAACAGGCTGTGCGCCCAGCGCCACGTCGGCGTCGCGGCGAGCGACAGCGGGATCGCGCGCTCGACGACGCCGGTCAGCGTGTCGGCGTCGGTGTAGCCGGTGATGCGGACGATGCCGTATCGATCGTGGCGATAGCGCCATTTGACCCCATAGGGCCCCTTCGAATTGATGTCGGTACCGACATTGTCGCCGTCCCACTGGTCGCCGCGCAGGTGGAACGGCGCTTCGGTGCCGGTGCGCCCGGCGGTCAACGCCTCGTATACGCGTCCCTCGCTGCGGCGCAGGTCATTTACCGAGATCCCGTCGAGCCCGGTCTGCCAGGCCATGACGTCGGCAAAATCCTCCGCCTCGACCAATATGTGCCCGCCGACCATATTGGCGTTGAAGCGCGCGGTGTTGGCGGCCACCGTCACCGCGCCGCCGACCGTCAGCGCGCCGGTGACCGTCAGCGTCAGCCCTTCATTGTCGTTGATGTCGCCGAACGGCCCCCCCTTCAGCGTCTCGGCCTGATAGCTGAAGGCATCGGCGGCGGTGCGGCGCATCGACGCGAAGGGGTAATCGCCGTGCGCCATATATTGCACGTCGAAACTCTGCTGCCGCCAGACCTGCGGCGCGTGCGCGGCGGTATAGGGCACCGCCACCTCGACCGGGTTGCCCCCGACCTCGAGCAGCGCATTGTTGGTGACGAAGCGCAGCTTGCCCTCGCTCCACTCGACGACATAGGCCTGCGTCGCGTTATAGACGAACGTTGTCAGCCAGCTCGCCGACGCCAGCGCCGCACTCCGATACCAGGTGCCGGGCCGCTTTACGATCGCGCCCTCGACCGATGCGGCCATGTTGCCGATGTCGGCGAGCGCGATGTTATAGATCGACAGCGTCGGCCGCGATTGCAGCCGCCGCGACACCGCGCCGCCGTTGAAGCTGTCCTGCAGCCGATACGCCGTGGTGCCCATCAGCCGGTATAGCTGCCCGGGTAGGACGGCCCCCCTTCATGGCGGGCGGTGACCCAGCTGCTGTCCATCAGGTCGACGGGCGGATTTTCGCGGCCGTCGACGCCGGTCGCTTCGCGGATCGCCGCGACATAGGCCGAATAGCAATCCTGTTTGCGGCCGCGATCGCCGGTCAGCCGGTCGGCGACCTGGTAGGCGAGGCGGCAGGCAAAGGCCTCGACGAACAGCGCGTCCCAATCGCCGGTTTCGGTGATGCGCGCGACATAGCGGATCTCGATCGGCCCCGGCGCGTCGCAGAGCAGCCGGCGGCTGCCCTCGAGCGACCATTTGCGCAGCACGCAGGTGTCGAGCGCATCGATGTCGAGGCGGATGAAATCATCGGGGAGCTGGTATTGATAGGCGAAGCCGAAGATCGGCGCCGGCGCCATGCGCGACAGCTTGACCCGCTTCGTTGCGAAATTCCACAGGTGGCGGCGCAGCACCGCGTCGCGGACGCTGTTCCATACCGCCTTGATCGATCGCGCGGGCTTGGTGTCGTCGTTGGGATCGATCATCTGATCGTCCTCGCCCAGCTTCGACAGCGCAAGGTTGGAAATCTCGACGCGATCCATATCACCCCTCGGTACACCTCAACGGCGAAGCCGGGGCGGCGGGAGGTGTAACCGCCGCCCCGGACGCGCCTGGCAAGGTCAGACGGCGTCGGAATAGAAGATGTCGACCACCGCGAAATTCGCGCTGTCGGGCAGCGCGGCGGCGCCGATGGTCGCGATCACCGTCTTTTCTTCGGTGAACGGATCGGCGGCGGCCGCGTCGGCGATGCCGAAAAGCGTCGGCGTCGTGACCGTGTGCACCGCCGCCGCGCGGAACGCGGCCGCGGCGCCGACGACACCGATCGCGATCGTCGCGGCCGCGCCCAGCGTCGCCTTTGCGGTGATCATGCCGAACGCAAAGGCAGCGCCCGGGGGCAGCTTGCCGAGCGTGATCGTGTCGCCGTCGGCTTGCGCGTCGAAGGGGATGGTCGCGCGCAGGCGCTTGAGCTTCGCCTGATAGACGCGGCCGTCGCCCTTGGCATAGCCGGTGCCGCCCAGCGAGGCGGCGGTTTCGAGGGAAAAATGATTGGCCATCTGGCTTTCCTTTCAAGACGTCGTTGCGGGGCGCCGCACCGCGCGGCGCCCCGCCCTGGTGCGACCCAGGCTTAGGTTTCGTCGCAGGCGACGTAGCCGACCTTGCCTTCCTCGCTACGGGTCGCGGCCACCTGGCGGCGGGCATAGACCTGCGCGGAGAAATGCTTGGTGGGCAGCTGGTCGACGCTCGAGAACATATGTTCCCACATCACCGCATAGATGCCGCTCTTGGTATAGAAGGGCACCTTGCGATCGCCGTTGCCGTCGAGCGTCAGCGCCGCCGCCGCCTTCAGGCGCGGATTGCCGAGCTCGATATGCGCGAAGTTGAAGCCGAACAGCTTGCGCACCAGGCCGTCGCGGATCTCGGCGCCGGTCGCGCCATAGTCGCGGTTCACCGTCTCGATCTGGTTCAGCAAATTGCTGTTCTGCTTGGCCGTGATCGCCATCCAGCATTCCTCCTCGTCGAGGTCGACGTCGTTGGCGCGCAGGATTTCGTTCGCGGCGTTCAGCTTCTTGATCGTCAGCCCGACGTCGCCGCCGCCGCCTTCGTTCACCGGCACGATATTGTTGTTGTCGAACGGGGTCAGGATGGTGCCCTTCAGCCCGGTCTGCGCCGTGCCGAAGATGCCGGTGATGATGTGGCTGTCGGTGCCGCGGCCGATGGCGGCCGAGCCGGCGACCACATATTTGCCCTCGATCTCGATCCCGCTGGCGAGCTTGTCTTCCTTGTCGACCAGGTCGGCATAGACGATCGGGTCGGGCATCGCGATCCAGCGCCCGTCGTGCGGCGTGTCGACATATTGGGTATCGGCGTGGCGGCTGGTCTTTTCGTAATAATCGGCTTCGCCGATCAGGTCGTCGAGCTTCATCAGCTCGCCCGATCCGTCGATCATGGTGACCGTCTTCAGCAGGCGGCTGTCCTTCTGCTGCAGCGCCAGCTTGACGCTGTCGCGATACTTGGTGCGGTGCATCTGGGTAACGAACTGGGACATGGTAGCCTCCGTAAATTTCGGGAATTTGCGAAGGGCTTGGCGGCGCTAAGGCCGGGCCTCTCTGGCGGGTGACGTCCCGCTTGGACGGGGCCCTTTCTCGTGCCCCTTAGTCCGGGCCGCGCGATGCGAACGCACGCTGGCTTGGCGAACAGGGGCGGCATAACGCGGCATGCCGCCCCTGCTCCAAATAGTCGGCTAGCCTTGCGCCTCGCGCTCGCGCGCCTCGGCCGCGGCGACGATCGAAAGCAGGTGCTCGCGGCGCGCTTTCACGTTCGGATCGGACTTCAGCTTGTCGAGATAGCCGGGCTCCTTCCCGACGCGGTCGAGTTCGGCCTGCGCCTCTTCTTTCGACATGCTGAATTTCGGGCGCCCGCCCGCGTCGAGCAGAATATCTTCGCTCATGCCCATCCCAAGCTTGGCGAACAGCGCGAGCGTCTTTTTCGTGCCGAGCCCCTGCTCGATACCGGCGATATCCTCGCCCGACAGCTCGAGCATCCGCATCGCCTTGTTGCCGGCGGCGATATGGGTGTTGAACTTGTCGCCGACCTCGGACCTATATTCGGCGACGCCGGCGTCGCGCTGCTGCACCTGGGCGGTCTCGTGCTGCTGAAGCACGTCGCGCATATAGGCGTTGAACGGTTCGGCCATCGCCGCGAACATGCTGGCGGGGACACCGGCCTTGAACGCGGCTTCGCGCATCACCTTCGCCAGATCCTCGTTGACCTCTTCGCCCTCGCCGAGCTTCAGGTCATATTTGTCGGCCGCGTCGGGGCGGCCGATGGCCTTGTGAAAGGCCTCGACCGTCTCGGCGCTGTCGCCTTCCTTCGGCAGCACGAGCTTCTCGCCGTTGCGAAGCTGGTGCTCGAGCTCACGATAGCTCGACACCATCGCGTCGGGATCCTTGAAGCCCTTCGACTTCACCCAATCGCGCGATGCCGTCTGTCCCTCTCCGGGCGCCTTGTCGCTGAAGATGCCGAGCCACTCGGCCGCGGCGGCTTCGCCGCCGCCTTGTTCGCCCTGTTCGCCGCCGCCACCCGCGCCGGCGGCCGCATCGCCCTGCCCGCCGAGCAGCGCCGCGGCGCCGCCCCCTGCCGCTGTCGCGGCTGCTGCCGCATCACCCTCGCCGCCGGCGGCCGCTGCCGCCCCCGCACCGTCACTCATCGCTCACCTCCACAAAAGGGGCGAGATCCTCGCCCTTCAAACCGATCATGGTCAGGATCCGCAGCGCGACCTCGCGCCGCCCCTCGAGCAGCGCATGCACGCGCGGATCCGCTTCGAAAGTCGATCGATCGACCCGGCAGAATTTGCGCAGGTCGGCCAGCACCTTGCGGCCCGACAGGCTGATGGTGCCGTCATCGTCCAGGAAGACGCGCTGGTAGTGCATCGCCCGGCGGGCGTTCCAGGTCTTCTGCACCAGCTCGAGGAAATCGGGCGCGACGGGATCAGAGGCCAAGCGCCGTCTCCTCGCCGCGCGCGGCCGACAAATTCTTCACGGCCTCGCTGCCCTGGACCAGCTGCGCGATCGCCGACTGCGCCGCCTGCTGCTCGGCGCGTGCCTCGCCCTTTGCCGCGACCTCGTCGGGGGTCGACAGATAGGCCTGCCGGATCGCCAGCGATTTCGCGAGCTCGCGCGGTGCGCGCTGCCAGTTGACGACGTCATAGACCTCGGCGCCGGCGATCGACGCCGCCGGGGTCAGCATTTCGACGAAGCGGCCGAAGCCGATGGCTTCCTCGGCGCGCGCGGCGCGGGTCAGCGGATTGTCATAGATCAGCTTGATGCTCGCGCCTTCTTCTTCCATTTCGGGCGGGGGCGGAGGAATGTCGCCGACGTCGAGCAGGATTTCGAGCTCGCGTTCGGTCTGCGGCGACAGCCATTCGGTTTCGCCGCGGCTCGCGCTGGGGGCGAGCAACATGCCCTGCAGGCGCGTGAGCTCGAGCACCTCGGTCGCGGTCATCCGGTCGCGGCGCTCGAGCACCAGCGACCAGACCTTTTCCAGAAAGGCATCGCGGATCGGCTCGCGCTCATTGTTGAGCAATTCCATGCCGATCGGCAGATTGCCGCCCGTCTGCAGCGGAACGACATTCGGCTGCCCGTCGAAGCCGAGCCCGCCGACATTGATCCCGCCGGGCTTGGTCTGGATCCGCGACAAGACGCCGTCCTCGGGGGTCAGCAGCGGCGGATCGACCGCCTTGTGCCCCGCGCGCAGCAGCGTCTTCATCATTTCGTTGACGGTGCGGATCGATCCCAGGACCTGCATCGCCGGCGATCGGCCGTACCGCTCGCGCGGCCCGGTGACATAGCGCGAGAAGGCGATCGGCATGCTGTTATAGCCGCCCTCGCGCAGCTGCATCTTGTCCTCGACGCAGATGTAGCGGCTCTCGAAGCGCAGGCGGCGATAATCGAACCGGCTGGGGTCGCGCTCGGCGCGCGGGCGGATGACGTGCAGGAAGGTGAATTGCTGCTCGAGCTTGTTCTCGCGGATCGCCTTCAGGATCCCCGCCGACAGATTGTCGGGCCCGAACATCTGGCGCGCCTGGCGCGCGGTGCGTTTGAACTTGCGATGCACCGTGTCGATGCGCCCGGTGAAATCCTCGTCGACATAGATCTCGGACAGGTGCAGCGCCTTGTAGAACAGGCCCTGCCCGGGGCGATGATCGGTCCAGAAGGGCCCGTTGCCATAGCTGCCGATCGAGCGGACGTTCATTCCCGCCTCGGGCTCGAAGCCGGCGGCGGGGCGATAGCGCGCGGCGAACAGCCGATCGGTCGCGAGCTCGGCCCAGCGCTGGAATGCGGGCAACTCATTGAGCGCGGCGCTGGTCGAGACGACATGCTGGTATCGCTCGCCGCGCGGGATCACCATACCGGTATAGGCGGCCTGGAAACGGTCGAGGCCGAGCGAGGCGGTATGATCGAAAATGGCGGTGCCGCGCACCGCTCCCTTCGATTTCTCGGTGAAGCCGCCCTCGCCGATCGGATTGACCCGCTCGTCGACCTCGCGCCAGATCGGCTCCCAGGGCGCGCGATCGCTCTCGAGCTCGGTCTGCTTGTGCAGGATCTCTTCGACGATCGCCGTCTCGCTCATCGCGCGCCCCGTTCCGCCGTCAGCCGAAGGTCAACTGGCCGCGCTTGAACTCGAGCTGCTGGCCCGGGCTCAGCCCGACCGGCGAACCGAGCTCGTTGACGTCGAGCGGGCGCTGCCCGTTCATCAGCCAGACATGCGTGAACTGCGTCGTGCGCGGCAGCGTGTGCGTATTGTGGACGATCGGCCGCGCAACCTGCCAGGCGCCGCCCCGGCGAACCGGGTTGGGCTCAAGCGGTGCGGGCAGCGGCTCGATGACTTTCGCCGGGCCGCGTTCGTTGCCGAGCGCGACGGTCAGCGCATCGCCCTTTTCGACCGCCGCCTTGATGGCGTCGGCCGCGCCTTCCTTCAGCTTTGCGATCGACGCGGCAGCATCGAGCTTCGGCGCGGCCGATGCACGCGGCTTGCGCGGCTTGGCGGCGGCCGCTTTCGTCGCGGCGGCGCGCGTGCCGGCATCGGCGAAGCCTTCGCGCTTGGCGGCGGCGTCGGCCGCGGCGGCCTTGTCGTCATCCTTGGCGGCAGCGGCCGCCGGGGTGGGGGTCGGTTTCGTGTCGGTCATGGCAGGCTCCTATTGGCCGACGAGGGTCTTGACGCCGGTGGCCGCGGCCTCGGCCCCGCCGGCGCCCGTCAAGATGTCCGCGGCGCCGCCACGGCGCTTGCGCAGGCTGTCTTCCTTCATCGCCGCGCGCGCGGCATCGTCGCGCGTCGGCGCGGGCGCCGGTGCGGGGATCTTGGGCTTCTTGAACAGGCCGACCGCGGCGCCGAGCGGCGAGATCAGGGCTTTGGCTACACCGGACATGGCGTCATCCTCCGAACGGATCGTAATCGGCGTCGACCGTTACGACGCTCCGCCCGCCCTGCTCCAAATAGTCGGCGCGCCCGGCGCCGGAGATCGCGCCCGACATGCGGCCCCAGCCGCTACCGACCATCAGATATTGGGCGGCGTCGTGAACGTGGCTGAACTGGTTCTTGACGGGCTTATTCTCGTATCGCCCCTCTTTGCCGGCGATCATCGTCCGCCGATATTTGTATCCGCTGTTGAAGCCGCGGCGCAGGATCTTGAGCGTCGGGCAAATCAGCAGCGCGGGCTGCCCGCCTTCGATCGTCTTGGTCAGGGGGCGCCGCACCGCCTCGAGGCGGATGGTTAGATCATTGTTCGGCACCGGCGCCGGGCGGATTTTCAGTTTCGACACGCGCGCGGCGATCTGCAGCCACGACAACTCGTTGCCGGTCCCGTCGACACCTTTTGCCGCCGAAGGATCGACGAACGCGAATTCCACCGGAAAGCCGGGGAAACGGCTCGCGAGCAGGTCGGCGAGCGCCTCGCCGAACGCCGTGGGCCCCACCGCGGCAAGTTGATCATCTTCCTCGAGGAAGGTGGCGAGCTCGGCGAGCAGGCGCGTCTGCCCGAACTTGGTATGCTGGCCGATCACGGCCGCCGGCGTCAGTCCGGCGTCGATGCCGATGCGAAGCGGCAGCCCCCGGATGGGTTCGATCGGAGCTTCGGCGACATGGCGCGAATTGCTGAACTCGGGATAGACCGGCATGCCGTCGCGCACCGCGCCGAACTTGTTGTCGACCATGCGCCGCTTTTTGTCGGGCGACATCAGCGCGGCCTGCTTGATGTAATAATTTCGGCCGCCCTTCAGATTATGAAGGTTCTCGGCGCCCGGATCCATGCCGCCGGGCTGCTCGAAAAAATCGATCAGCTTCTGCTCGCCGCCTGTCTCTTCCGCGATCGCGGCGGCGAGCTCGGGGTCGATCTTCTTGTCGACGAACAGCGAATACATGTGATTATCTTCGTCGGGCGCGTTGAAATCGCCCCAGATTTGCGCGAGCGCGCAGCCGCCCTGCACCTCGGCGGGGTAGCGGCCGACGCGACCGACACCGAACTCGAGGAGATCGGGCGGCAGCAGATCCCATTCGTTGCCCCACAGACCGGTGAGCTCGAAGCCGCGCAGCACATCCTCGACGCTATGGTCGCCGATCGCGGTGAATATCATCTCCATGTCGATCTGGTGAAAGCCGCGCTGACCCGGGCGACCGACATTGATCGTGAAATTATGCGTGCGCGGCGCCTCGCCCGACCATTTCCCGATCTCTTTCGGCACCCATTGATGCCAGGTCTTGATCAGCGTGCGGTCGAGGTTCGGATAGGTGTCGCGCACCGCGGCGATGCGGCACCGCTTGACATAGCATTTGCGCGCTTCGTCCCAGACCGGCCGCTGCGCGTGCGCCAGGCGAAAACATCGCGCGATACCTGCAACCGTCTTGCCACCGCCGACGGGCCCCATTATGCCGGTGATGAAAGCCGTGCTCGCGATGAAGGCCGACGCCTTCGGCCCCACCGGCTTCATCTGCCTGATCGCCGCCGTCATTCCCCCGACCCCATTGGTCGGGTCCGGGGTTCGCGCGCCAAAGCGGCCTTACCCCTACCCGATAGCGCGGCGTGAGCCTTCGCCGATGCGGCCATGCGGTCGAGGCGACGAAAATCGCCGGTCGCATCCGCCATGCTGCCGCCGATCGGCCCCGAAACGTGGAATGTCTCGGGCGCGACCCCCGGAAGGAGATCGGGAAGGCCGCTGGGGGGGGCCGGGGGGTGCCGCTCCGATCCGCCCGGCGAAAGGCCCCCCGGGGGGCAGTCAACGTGAAGGTGTGAAACCTGACGGGACGGGCCGGATTGCCGTGCGTTCTCAATGCGATGCGCCGACCATTCCGAATTTGTCATTCCGAACGCCCTTCATCGTCGCTCGGAGAGGCACGGAAATCCGCCGTTTCCTGATCCGCGAAGCCCATGCCGCCGAACAGGTCACCATCGGCGCCATCGGGCAGCAGCTCGCCGCCGTCGATCGTGCCGGTCGCACCGTCGAAGAAGTTGATCGTGACATCGCCCTCGAAGCGGTGCGCGACCGCGACCGGCATCTTCGACGCGAAGTAGGGCAGCAGATTGTCGTCGCACCGGATTTGCAGCTGCGCGGCCTCGAGCTTCGAGCATCCGAGCTCGGCCGCCAGCTGCTCGACCGGCCGCCCCAGGAAGCGCATCTGCGTCACCCCGGGCTGCGGCCCAAATTGCAGCAGATACTCCTGAAACGCGCGGTTCTGGCGGTTTTTCGACCCCGGCTTGCGGCCGCCCTCGCCCTTCAGCCTGCGATGCTCCTGGACGGCCTTGTGCAGGTCGCCGCCGTTCGCCAGCTGCAGCTGCAGGATCTCGGCGGCGTCGGGAAGCGACACATAGGCATCGCTTTCGGCCAGGTCGGGCACCGGCGGCAGGTCGCCATCGGCGAGCAGCGACAGCTGCGCGGCCTCGCGTTCGGCCTGCGCCTGGTCGAACTCGCGCCGCGTCGCGTCGATCGCGGCGCGGCCGCCGTCGCCCTCGCCGCCGAAAAAATCGCCCGCCTCGCCCGCGCTCGACACCCCAAATCACCCCTAGATTGACCAAGAGGCGAAGCGGCTACCATGGGCCGCGCGAGCTGCTCCAAATAGGTCGCGCGGCGAGCTCGCGGCCGAGCGTTACCTCGTTACCAAAGGCGGAAAGCGGAGGTAACGCCAAAAGGTAACGCTTAACTCTATGATAATTAAGCAAAATAGATACATGTTA